AAAAAACGCTTATAAAAGAGCTTTTGAGCAAGTATGCGCCGCTTTCAATCGAATTGCAAAAGGCCATTCTGGCTGATAACGAGGATTCGAATGTAAACGAAGTGAAGAGAGCAAAAGACGTCACACCTCAAGAACCAGAAAATCTATCTGATTTGCTGAGCGCTCCAGAGGAAGAACAAGCTAAAGATGTTACACCTCTTGAAGATGATGCCCAAAATTCAGCTGCAGATAGCGTTCCAGATTTTGTTGATCCAGAAAATGGTCAAATGGACATGCTAGAAGGGGAGGATTTCTAAAATGACTGAAGAATTAAAAGATGTAACAGATAGCCTCGAACTTATTCCAGTAACGGATTTAGAGGTCGGCTTTGTCCTAAAAGCTGCCGAAATCAAAATTCAAGGTAAGGAAGTTTTGGAACAGGCTTTAGCTGCCTATCAAAAGAAATACGCAGGGTATGTCGTAACAGAAGAAACTTTGTCTGACGACACAAAGGTCAAAGATGAATTGGGACGAGTGCAACGTCAAATTGAGCAAGAACTCAAAAACCAGCTCAAAGACTACTCTAATCCGCTGGACGAAGTGAAAGCGTGGGTTAATACTGTACTAGACCCTATCAAAACTTTGCAGACGGACATCAAAAATCAGATTAAAGAATTTGAAGAGAGGGCGACAGAAGCTCGTAAGGAAACAGTCAAGGAGGCTTTTGAGTCTGCGATTGCAGATAGCGGAGTCGACCTGGATATCAAGCTATTTGCCATCTACTTTGACGATCTCAGCAAGAAAAAGTGCTTCATGGCTGACAATGTGCGAATTAATCAAGCGACCTCTAAGATGATTGCTGATTTTGTCGCAGAAGAAGCAACCAAGAAACAGCAACGCGAGGCAGGACTTATCCAGATAACAGAAGCAGCTGCCAAGGCAGGATTTGGCCCGGTTGTCTACATTCGACGATATGAAGAAGGTGCTAAGTTGGAGGATATTCTGCAGGCCGTTTTAGACGATAAAGACCTAGCAGACAGAGCCAAGGCGGAGGAAGAGCTTAAAGAACACATCAAGGAAATGACAGCTATTGCAGAGGATAATAATCTAGCCCCTCAAAAATACGCTGACATGCTCAAGGAAGGCAAGTCCGTTTTGGATGTTATCAATATCCTGCACGCAGACGCAGCTGAAATGAGACAAGCACAGGCCGAAGTGGAAAGAAATGCTCAGAATCAATTCTACACCCAAAATCAGCCCGAATTTAAGCCTGAAACCATTTCAGAGGGTAATTCTACCCCAGAACAAAAAACTAGCCAAAAATCGCAAAATATGGCTTCTGAGGATGGCGTTAAAAAATATGGTTACAAATTTACTGTAGATCTAATTTTTCCAGCAGAGAACGCAAAGGAAATAAAAGAGCAATTTAAAGAATGGCTCAATGCTCACGGCGTTCAATTTGAGCCACGAACAAAATCAGTAAAGGTGGAGATGAAATGACACTGGATTTACTTGGAGAAGATTACTACTCAGCAGCTTCCGCACGTCAATACTGGTCTATCTCGCAATACAAGCGATTTAGAGAGTGCGAAGCACGGGCATTAGCAGAGCTGGCAGGGGAGTGGGAAGACCAACGAGACAACACAGCCCTCTTGGTCGGAAATATGGTCCACAGCTACTTTGAAAGCCCAGAAGCACATAAGAAGTTTATGGATGAAAATGCGGACGCCATGATTTCAAAAGCTGGTAAAACCAAAGGTCAGTTAAAAGCTGACTTTCTGGTCGGCCAGCGCATGATTGAGCGACTGGAAACTGATAAGCAGTTCATGGACTACTATGTCGGCCAGAAAGAGGTTGCTGTAACAGGCAAAATCGAAGGCGTGGAATTCAAAGGCAAGATTGACTGTCTCAATGTCGAAAGGGGCTACTTCGTGGACATCAAGACTACAAAATCAGACATCGACAGTATGGTCTGGGTCCAAGACGAAGCAAACGGCCGAAATATTCAGGTCCGCTGGTTTGAAGCTTGGGGATATGTCTTACAGATGGCAGCATACAAGAAGATGCTAGAAGAGAAGTACGGCAAAGAGTTCACCCCTATTATATACGCAGTGACAAAAGAGCCAACTCCCGACACAAGAGCCATCGTTTTTCAAACTCAGGAAAAGCTTGATTACGAGTTATCTGAGTTATCTATGCTCATTAAGCATCTTGATAATGTTAAAAAGGGAAAAGAAGAGGCGAAGCCATGCGGTCATTGTGAATACTGCAAGTCGAAGGCATTGAGTCAACGTGTGGAGGTGGTTTGATGATCTATCTCTACGAAAACCACCTAGGCGGCTGGTACACTCTAGATCGCTACGAAGAGCCAGATTACTGCGAAACATGCAGGGAATACGATGAGTACATCGGCTCATTTCGTAGCATGGAAGATGTTGCTCTGAAGCTATTGAAAGAGGATGCTTCAGACGAGGAAATCCAGCGAATGACTGGATTAAAAGTGATTGTTAAGTTTGAAAAACCAACTGTTTCCATTTTGGAAACAACTCAAAAACCAACAAGCCGTGCATTCTTGTAAAACTGCGAACTAGAAAACGTCAGTAAAGGTTATGTGACCTTGGACGAGCGACTGCCCGTATTTAGCCAAACTCACAACAACAGAGGCAGTCGCATTTTTTTGAAATGATAGCAGGAAAGAAAATGATAAATAAAATTATAATCCCAGGTACAAGCATCGCACTTGAGATTGCTGGTAGACATATCGCAGTATCAAATGCGATAAACTACGACATCCAGATGGAATTCAAAAATGCAGATGCAGATACCTCTCTGGATACAGAAGGCGACGTTTTCTAGCCATTGTACTGGCTAGACGTTAAAGCTATACCAAAGAAACCGACAGAATATCACTCTAGTCTTGGTGCAAAAGCAGAAAAACGCAACTTGACCGAGCTTCAGAAGTTCTTTGAATTCGTTGAAGATAACAAGCGTAACCTCTTTGACCTTTGTGGTATTAAGGGAGAACTGCAATGAAATCTCTGACCTTATCGTTAGACATTTCAACTACTGCGACAGGTTGGGCCGTATTTCACGGCTCTGACCTTGTCCAGAGTGGTGTCTTAAAACATAAAAGTAAGTCGTTCTTTGAACGTGGGCGCTTCATGGCTAGTGAATTGAGAGCGATTCAATCAAGGGCGCTCCAGAAGTACAACTGCCATTTTGAATCGATTGTGGTCGAGAAGAACTCGGTCATGGGGCCAAATCAGCAGTCCATGATCAGTATTGGAATTGTGACAGGCATTATCCTTGGACGGCTAGTCGCTGACAATGTGTATTTTGTGAACGTGTCGACATGGCGCAAGTATTGGAAGTTCAGCTATAAAGACCGTAGCAAAAAATCAATGAAGCTGCAGGCAGTTCTAAGGTGTCCGATGAATTCAACCTAAACGTCAAAGACGACGAGGCTGATGCGATTCTGATTGGTTCGTATTTTGTAAGCCATGGCCACGAATTTGGAGACCTGGAAAGCCATAAGATAAGTTGAGGAGGTGGAATGATGCGAGTGTTCATGGAGTTCGTTGACGACGAAGAAAAGCTGGCGGTGGAGAAACTCAATGAATATATTGAAAAAGCCAAAATAGCAACAAGTGGCAAGGCGAAAATAAACATTATAGGTTACCAAGTTGCACGTTACGAACAAATAAACAAAGAAAGAACTTACATTCTTGTCGAGGAGGTCATAGATTGAAACGAAAAAGCATATCTAAAGCCATGAGACAAAAAGTTTTAGATAAGTATGGTGGTCACTGTGCTTATTGTGGAAAGGTTTTGGACTTAAAAACTTTGAGAGTGGATCATTTGCATCCTCACTATCGAGGCGGAGAGGATAGTTTTGAAAACTATATGCCTGCTTGCTATCAATGCAATTTCTACAAATCTACTTTTCTGTTAGATGAATTCAGGGAGCAGATGTCTACTTTGCACGAAAGAATCACCAAGCCATTCATAGCAAGGCTTGGGTTAGATTATGGAATCATTAAAATTGAACCATTCGACGGAACGTTTTATTTTGAGGAGGAACACGAGAAGTGAAACGATTTATCGCAATATGGATATTATTATCTGCTGGATTGAATGTCTGGCAGAGTATCCACATTAAAAAATTAGAAGAAAAGCGCCCTATGCTCATCTACAAGGCTGATAATCAAGGCGCAGAAATTAAAGGTAGAGTCGTCCACAAGGAGAAGGTTGGTGACCTGTACACGATCAAAATACAGAACTACGGCATTTTCGTAGTTACTCAAACAAACTACGAATCATTGAGGATTGGAGATGAGGTGAAATTATGATACCCAAATTTAGAGCGTGGGACAAGCACGGACAAAAGATGTTTGCTAATGACGAATTGATTATCTGGAATGGCAATGTCTATGCGAACGATAGCAAAAAGCTCACATGCAATTACTTAAAAGGCTGGACGATTGATGATAAATACCTCATGCAGTCAACTGGCATCAGAGATATGAACAACCGAGAAATCTTTGAGGGGGATGTAGTTAGACAAGTACGAACCCAGCCAACAACGGAAAACGAGATAATCACAGGCGTTGTAACCATGATTGAGGGCACTTGGTTGATTATGAATGATAATGAGCAATTAGCAAGTAAATTGTGGTCAGAAACTGACGAGAACGAAATTATCGGCAATATCTATGAAAATAAAGATATTTTGGAGGATAAAAAATGGAACTAGAAATAATTGACAACGTAAACAAGCCGAGCCACTACCAAGGACGATATGGCATGGAATCTATCGATGCTTTAAGGAATTTCATGACACCAGAGCAGCTAAAAGGCTTCTATCTTGGAAATGCTTTGAAGTATCAACTGCGCTTCCAGAAGAAAAACGGTCTTGAAGATTTGAAGAAGGCTCGTAAGAATCTGGATTGGCTGATTGAGGAGGTGCAAGATGAATAAACGTCAACGCAAAAAGAAAATTTTGAACGGTCTGAACAAAGAAGAAAGATACCGTAGGACGTATTGTCCTGTATGCGATAGCGAAATTGGAGTATTTGATGAATATTTTAATACATACGGTTTCTGCTCTGAATATTGTGGCTATGAATACTACGGAATTTCAAGATTATAAAAATAAAAGATTGGAGTTAAAATGACATTGTTTGATGAAGTACAGCAACTTAGCTCAGAAAGTCACGCAAAATGGTTTGAGCGTTACTTTAAAAAATATAACTTGGAAAAAGTTATTAAGAAATCAGCCAAGCAAGGTTATACAGGTCATCTGATGAGCGTTTTAAAAGTCGGAGATGACTATACTAGGCGTAGGTTGGATGATGAAAGGACACTTGAGAAGATCAAGGAATTGTTAGGAGATGGTTTCAAGGTAGAGTTTCGTTTGACATACGGTAAAAATATTCTTACTGGCGAAAGATTTATAGCCAACAAACAAATCCATATTACATGGTAACAAAAAAGCCAAGACACTCTCTGTCTCAGCAATAATTTTCAACACTATTATTATATCACAAAGGAGATAGAGAGTGAAGGCTAAAGAGCTCTTGAAAGAGTTGCAGGATCTGGACATGGACATTCAAAGCCGTATAGATGAAATCAAAGAACTTGAGGCTGGTTTGCTCTCAAGTCCTAAGTGGGCCGAAGCTAAAGTAAAAGGTGGGCAGACAAGAAAGATTGGTGATGTGTACGCTCAGTTGATAACCATGAAGGATGAAATCGAGAAGGACACTAATGTTGTTATCAATCGTAAAATGGAATTAGGGCGGATGATTAACAAGTTGACAAATCCTAAGCACAGAACAATCCTGAGAATGACTTATATCAATAAAGGTACGGCTGATAGTATTTGTTATGACTTGAAAATGAGCCGTACAACCTATTACAGATTGAAGAATGAGGCAATTTTAGCCTTAGAAGAAGTTATCTAATGTCATAAGTTCAAAATGGGACTATTTGGGACGGCACGGTTCTAAAAATCTGTTAAAATGGTAGTATCAAGAATTAAGGGATGAGCGTCAATATATCACCCATTAACTTACAAATGGTTGCGGAGCGACTAGACCTTGCATGATTGCGTAGCTAATTATATTCCGGATAAGTTATAAGCTAGAGGGTTTGATTCCCTCAGAGGTTTTAAATGACTACAAAAAATAAAAAAAGGAAAACTTTCAAAATGATTTCTAATTAACACCGCAAGGTAGTAGTCGCCTTGCAGTAAGGGCATAGCTCAGTGGGGGAGCGATATGACCATAAAGGGTCTGAAACGTACGCAGGTTCGATTCCTGCTGTTCTTATGAGAGGTCTTCATTAAGTCACACAAGCGTGTGGCTTTTTGTGTTGTGAAAGGAGGTAGCGATGAATGAACGTGAAGAAATAGCTATCAAAGAATTAAAAAATCATGCTATGGATTTGATGTCTGACTGGCCTGCCTCTAGGAATAGACAGAAATCCTTTGTGCTGGCTTACATGGCTAACGGGTTTCAGAATGCAACTCAGGCAGCAAAAGAGGCTGGTTTTAGCCAAAAAACAGCAAGAATCACAGCTCATAAAATGTTATCAGGTACTAACAAGTTCTTACACATCCCTCCTGTCATCGAAAAACTAAAAAATGCCTTCGACGAGCGCAGGACGGAGCTTTCTTTGCTCAATTCTGTAGACATTCAGCAGTTTTGGGCAAAAATTATCAGACGCGAAATCAAAGATGTCAAGCTTGTCGGCGATAGGGAAGGGTATCAGTCTGTCAAGGAAGTCCCTCCTGATTTATCCGTAATGTTGTCAGCATCGGACAAGTACGCTAAGACGTTAGGCATGTATCAAAACAACATCGATATCACTCAACGAACAATCGAAATCAAGGTAGGTGATTGGGATGCTGACGAAGACTAGGCCGAAAATCAATATTGTCATTCAATATCCTAGCAGAGTTTTTAATAAGCATATCTACGATAAGCTCAATGACTATTCTACTTTCACCGAAGTTCATTACGGCGGGGCTTCATCAGGAAAGAGTCACGGCGTTATTCAAAAGGTGGTCTTTAAGTCCTGCCAGGATTGGAAATATCCACGCAAGATACTTTTTTTGCGAAAAGTGGGGTCAACGGTCTACGACTCAATCTTTGAAGATGTGAAACAATGCTTGGATAAATGGCAGTTATTAGATAAGTGCAAGGTCAACAATTCGGCTTATCGGATTGAGCTACCGAATGGCGCACAATTCATCTTTAAAGGGCTGGACAACCCAGAGAAAATCAAGTCAATCAAGGGAGTATCTGATGTAGTGATGGAAGAAGCCTCTGAGTTTACACTTGATGACTACACTCAGTTGACTTTGCGTTTAAGGGATAAGAAACACTTAAATAAGCAAATCTTTTTGATGTTTAACCCAGTTTCAAAAGTCAACTGGACCTACAACGCTTTTTTTGTTAAGAAGCCAAAAAACACGGTTGTTTATCATACGTCCTACAAGGATAATCGATTTTTAGACCAGGTAACAATCGAGAATATCGAAGAACTAGCCAACAGAAACGAAGCGTACTACAAGATTTATGCTTTGGGTGAGTTCGCAACTCTGGACAAGCTGGTTTTCCCGAAGTACGAAAAAAGGTTATTAAATAAAGACGAGCTAGCACATTTGCCGGCTTATTTTGGTCTTGATTATGGCTTTATCAACGATCCGTCAGCTTTGATGCACATCAGGATTGATGATGCAAACAGGAAGCTTTATGTAGTCGAGGAATTTGTAAGAAAAGGATTGACGAATGACAAGATCGCGGAAAGTATCAAAGCCCTTGGGTATGCCAAAGAACAAATCAGAGCTGATAGTGCCGAAAAGAAATCGAACCAAGAATTGCGAAATCTTGGAATCCCTCGGGTTATCGATGTGCAGAAAGGCCCTGGATCGGTTATGCAAGGGATTCAGTATCTCTTACAGTACGACTGGATTGTTGATGAACGATGCGTGAAGCTGATTGAAGAACTGGAAAATTACACTTGGAAGAAGGACAAGAAGACAAATGAGTACATCAACGAGCCAGTAGATAGCTATAATCACTGCATTGATGCGATTAGATACGCTTTACAAGACAGGATTTATCAATCCAAGAAAGAGATTGATGTTGATAAAACAATTGGTAAGATTAATAGGATGTTTAGGAGGTAAGATGTGGACAAAGTAAATGAATTTGAATACGGCATTGATGTTTCTACTAAAGCAAGAGCTGACAGTTTATATTTCAGCCGTTTGTCGAATGAGCAATTTAGATATACTTCAAGTGAGGATCTATTATCTACAGACAAAGGTAAGAAAGCACTTAGAGACATGATTGAAGCGTTTTTTGATATCCAAAAGAAACGACTGGATGTGCTTGAATCATATGCTCAAGGAGATAACTACAGTATTTTGTCTGGTAGTCGCCGGTTGGATAAAGAAAAGGCAGATTATCGTGTAAGGCACAAGTGGGGCGGGTATATTTCTAGCTTCGCTACTAGTTATGTAATTGGGAATCCAGTCACGATTGGTATTCTCGAAGGTGCTAATAAAAAACAGTTGAAGACGATTGAAGAGATTGAATGGCAAAATGATATCAATGCGCTAAACAGTGACTTAGCATTTGATGCATCAGTTTACGGACGAGCGTTTGAATATCATTTTAGAGACAAAGACAGTATCGATCGTGTAGTACTAATCAGTCCTCTTGAAATGTTCGTGATCCGTGATTTGACGGTTGAACAGAATATCATTGCAGCAGTTCACCTGCCTATTTATGTAGACAAGGTCAACATGACCGTCTATACAAAAGACAAGATGATTTCCTACAAACCTTTTTCGATAAAATCAATCAGATTATCTGTTGAAGATACGAGAAAACACGAATATAATGACGTTCCGGTCGTTGAATGGTGGAACAACCGATTCAGAACTGGTGACTATGAAAGTGAAATCTCACTTATCGATGCCTATGATGCTGGGCAATCAGACACAGCTAATTATATGAGTGACTTAAACGATGCAATGCTTGTTATCAAGGGCGACTTGGATGCAATTGGCGCAAGTGCTGAAAGTGTCGCTAAAATGAAAGATGCTAACACGCTACTACTTCAAACGGGAATCAGCGCAAATGGACAACAAACGAGTGCAGATGCTGGATATATTTATAAACAGTATGATGTGAGTGGCACCGAGGCATATAAGGACCGTTTAGCGAACGACATTCACAGATTCAGTCGTATTCCTAACCTAGACGATGACCGCTTCAATGCTACTTCTTCCGGAATTGCTCTGCTATACAAGATGATTGGACTTGAGCAAGTACGCAAGAACAAAGAAACGTACTTTACAAAAGCTTTGCGCCGTCGATATGAGTTGATTAGTAACATTCACAAAGCTATCAATAAACCTTTAATCGAGGCAGACAAGCTGACCTTTACTTTTCATCCTAACATTCCTCAAGATGTTTGGAATGAAATCAAGGCTTACATTGAAGCTGGAGGGGTAGTATCACAAGAAACACTCATGAACAACGCTAGTTTCACTGATTACAAGACGGAACAATCACGAATCCTGAAGGAAGGCGGAGCCAGTGATGGCGAAATTAGTCAGATTGTAGGTGATGTACATGCCGAACAAGAGAGCGACTGAAAATCAACGTTATAACGCTGAACGCAAAGCACAAGCAGCATTGATGAAAAGAGATGTTGATAGAGATGCGATTCTTACTCAGCTGTATCAAGAGTCTTTTAACAGATTGCAAACAGAAATAGATCGTTTTTACATAGCCTACGCTGGTAAAGAAGGCTTGACCAAGCAAGAAGCCATGAAAAAAGCTTCTGAATTTGACGTTACAAAATTCGCAGAGAAGGCTAAAAAAGCAGTCAAGGAAAAAGATTTTAGCCCAGGAACAAATTCATGGTTAAGAACTTATAATCTGAAGATGAAAGTCAGCAGATTGGAACTTTTGAAAGCGGAACTTGCCCTTGAAATTCAAAATCTTACCTCTGAAGTGAATGAGGTCTTTGATAAGGCACGCAGAGAGGAGTATTTAGCTGAATTTAAGCGCCAAGCAGGCATCTTGGGGATTTCATCCAAAGGAGCAAACAAACGCATACAGAGCGTTTTAGGTGCTGATTTCTACGGACAGAATTTTTCAAGCAGAGTGTGGGGGTCTACAGGTCTACAAGCAACTTTGCAGAGGGATGTCTTTGCTTCTCTCAATCGTGTGTATACGGACATGATGGGCTATAAGCAAGAAATAAACCGGCTTTCAAAAAAATACCAGACAAGTAAAGAAAATGCTAAACGCTTGTTAAAGACTGAGATTGCAAGAATAAACGCTGACACACAACATGCAATGCTGAAAGCCAACGGTTTTACTCACATGATTTTTGTGGCCGAGCCTGGAGCTTGTGATATTTGTGGACCTCTTGATAAAAAGGCGATTCCTATCGATGAAGTGGAAAAGGGAGTAAATATGTTTCCAATGCATCCGAATTGTCGGTGTTCTGCCTATGGTCATATCAAGATGGATTACAAGGCAGGTGGAAGTACACTTGATGAGTATGAACTTTGGGATACTACTATTGAAACTGATGATAAAAAAGTGTATAATCAGGGTATGGAAGGTATGTATCGTAAAAAAACAATTGATCAGTCCAAAATGTCAAAAGCCTCTCAGGAGCAGATAAATCGTTTGTCTAGGAAATTTAGAAAAAGAGGCGGAGTATTTATTTCTGATGAAGATGCTATTGAATACCTTGATGAGAAAAAAGCAGAGGCTATTACTTTAGATCCATATACAATTTTAAAGAGAGACGAAATCTCCATATCTGCGCTCATTGAGGAGTTGGAGCACGCTGAACAATATTTGAGAAATGAAAATGATGGCACAGCTTTAAGTGTTGCGATAAATGAATTAAACGCCAAGAGAAAGTCGATTGAAGAAAAAGAACGGTATAAACTCCCTAAAATAGAAATCGATAGCGTCCGAAAGGACATAAAATACTATGAAAAAGAAGTCGAGAGGTTAACAAATGAAAATTTTAAGTTCTAAAAAATTTGGTCGTAGGTTGGTATTGACTTTGGAAGAAAATCTTCCTGATGATTTTAAGAATAATTCTAAAATTTCCGTTGATGGTCATATTTTTACAGACGCTCTTGTTGCGATGACTTCTGGAAAAAATTCACGTAATGTTCTTTCTGTTTTATTTGATGGAGTTTCTAATGTAGATGGGAAAGAACTAGTGATTTTGTAGATTGCTGGTTCAGGCGTTTTTGGATAAAGGTGATAATCTAGTCGATAAAGTGTTGAGGTATTATCATGGAAGTAATGGCTATGCCTAGCAAAGAAGTTTTGATTTTTACAAAACAAATCCGCCACTGGATTGTCGGCGATAAAACTATTTCAGGAAAGAAACAATTTATTTTCCGTGAGGATACTCCTCCTGAAATCTTAAAACTTTATCAAGATATAAAACCAAAACTTGAATTTGCTTATTAACAATCAAAAGCACCTAGAGAAATCTAAGTGCTTTTCTTATTTTTAATTTTTTTCAAAAAACCTCTTGACTTTTTGGTAACACGGTTATATAATAATTGTGTTACCAAAAAAAGAGGTGATGACATGGTAGCAAAAGTCGGAAGACCGAAAAGTGAAAATCCTCGCAGAAATAATACAAGACTTCGTATGACTGATGAAGAAGTAGCAATGTTAGAGTATTGTGCTGAACAAACAGGAAAGACGAAGACGGAAATTTTAATGCTGGGACTAGAAAAGGTCTACAACGAAATCAAAAAATAGCCTAGAACCCCTATCGCCAAACAGTCGGTTCTAAGCTATCACCACAGAAGTGTTTCTGCATGAAATATTATATCATGCTGAGACGCTCTTTTCAAGATACACGAAGGAGTGTTTTTATTATGGCAAAAATTGAACTTTTAGACAGTTACGAAGATTTACTGAACTATGTTGAAGAAATCCGTGAGAGCATGGACTTGATTCACAATTGGCTAGCAAAAGAACCAGATTGGGATAGTCAGTGTGAATTATATGAATTTATTGCTCAACATAGCTCACAATTCGCTGTATTGAATCTTATCATGTACAGGCTGGATAGTCTTAAAGATGAACATCGTACCATTATTGATAATTATATGAAAGGGGTCTAAAAATGGAACTACAAATTTTTAAAAACGAACAATTCGGAGAAGTAAGAACGGCAGAAGTTAATCAAGAAATTTATTTCAACTTAAAAGATTGCTGTCAGGTTTTGGAAATTAAAAATCACAACGACGCACTAAAACGGCTAAATAAGGATGGGGTCGTTACTACCGACCTCACCGACAGTCTAGGACGAACTCAACAAGCCAACTTCATCAACGAAGCTAATTTCTATAAACTTGTTTTTCAATCTCGCAAACCAGAAGCAGAGAAATTTGCTGATTGGGTCACTAGCGAGGTTCTGCCCTCTATTCGTAAGCATGGCGCTTATATGACCGACCAAGTGGCCTATAATATCACACACAACAAACAAGCCTTAGCAGACTTGCTCCTTATGGCTGGTAATCAACTGAAAGAAAAAGAAGCAGTCATTAAACACTTGGAAGCTGAAAAAGCTGTACTTTCCGTTGAAAATACCATAATGAAGCCGAAAGCAGACTATTTCGATGAACTGGTAGATAGAAACTTACTGACTAGCTTCCGAGAAACAGCCAAACAATTAAAAATTAAAGAACGTAAGTTTATTGACTTCTTGATGGAGAAAAAATACATCTATCGAGATAAGAAAGGCAAGCTCCAACCAACAGCCAATAAAAATGATGGTTTATTTGAGGTCAAGGAGACACTCAACGAAAAAACACAATGGTCTGGCACACAGACCCTCATCACACCTAAAGGCCGTGAAACCTTTAGACTACTATTTATTTAATTAAGCTCTAACCGTATGGAATTCCGTACGGTTTTTATATTGTCCAAACCGTGCTAAAGACGTTAAAAGTTGCATGAGTTCGGGGAGGTTGCCCGTCAAGCGTAGAAAGGAGCCTACTAATGGCAGAAGAACAAACACCACAGGCGGTTGATCCACAATCACCGGAAACAGTCGAAGGACAAGCTAGCAATCCGACACAGGAACCGGAAAAGATGGTATCAGTGGCCGAAATGCAACGCCGTTTGAAGTATATGGAAGATAAACATTCCAAAGATACAGCGGACGCGATTGCAAAAGCCTTGGAAAAATACAAGGCAGAAAGTGAACTTTCGGGTAAAGAACTCGAAGAATACCGCCGGAAAGAAGCTGAAGCAGAAAAACAAGCTCTGTTGGATGAGATTGCTGGTTTGAAAAAAGAACAAACTAAGCGTGAATTGACAGACGAAGCAATCAAAACGTTATCTGGTCGTAAGCTTCCTGTAAATGACAAGGTGCTCTCATTTGTGGTTAAAGATACCGCAGACGGCACTTTGAAGGCTATTGCAGATTTTGAAAGCATCATCAGCGAAATTAAAGCTGGATATACTCAATCAGAACCACCTGCTGTTTCATCATCTTTTGGTGGTTCAAGTTCAAAAAGTCAGGGAGATATCTTCCGTGACTCACGCATAATCTAAAAAGGAGAACAATAAATGACAGTACAAGTTTTTAATCCTGAAAAAGTTTTAGTTTCTGAAAAGAAGGACGGAACTCTTCACAAAGAATTTACAGACATCATCATGAAGGAAGTTGCTCAAAACTCACTTGTTATGCAGCTTGGAAAATACCATGAAATGGACGGAGAGCAAGAGAAAACAGTCTACGTTCAAACCGATGGGGTTTCTGCTTACTGGGTGAATGAAACTGAAAAAATCAAGACAGATAAACCTGAAGTGATTCCGGTTAAGCTTAAAGCTCACAAGCTTGGTATCATCCTTCTTGCTTCTCGTGAAGCATTGAATTATACCTGGGAAAAATTCTTCAACGACATGAAACCTCAGATCGTCGAAGCGTTCTACACTAAAATTGACGAAGCTGGTCTTCTCGGCCATGAAACGCCGTTTGCTAATTCAGTGGCCAAAGCTGCCAAAGATGCAAGCAAAGTGATTGGCGGACCGATCAACTTTGAAAATATCCTGAAACTTGAAGATAAATTGCTAGATAGCGATGTTGAAATCAATGCATTTGTATCTCGTGTCTCTAACCGTTCTGCACTTCGTGAAGCTCGTGACGGCGACAAGAAGACAATTTACGATAAAGAAAACAACAAGCTTGACGGAATTGTGACTGTAGACATGAAATCTAAGAATTTCAAGAAAGGTGACTTGCTCGCTGGTAACTTCGACAATCTGATCTATGGTGTTCCTTACAACATCAACTACAAGATTTCAGAAGAAGGTCAAATCTCAACAATTCAGAACGCAGATGGTACGCCTATCAATCTATTTGAACAGGAAATGATTGCTATCCGTGCAACAATGGACATCGCAGTCATGATCACGAAGACAGATGCCTTTGCTAAATTAACAGACGCTGCAAACGTTTAGAAAGGAGCTTGTAAATGGCTTATATTGTAACAACAAATATCATTGATACCAAAGACAACAATCGTCTTTATGAAAAAGGCGAGGTATATCCTCGAGAAGATCTGAGCGTAACAGATGCTCGCATTAAGGCTCTTTTGAAAAAAGGGGTTATCGAATCAAATGGTGAAGCAGGAGATATTATTTTACCTACTGATGAACCAGTTGAAGAAATTGAAGAAGTGGCAGCAGGGGAGTAGTTCATGGAAAGTGCCCAACTTGAAAAAATAAAACGTCGGTTGGGTATTGATTCAGCCGACTCGAAAGAAAATGACTTATTACAAGATTTAGTTGATGATGCAGAAAGTTATTTCAAAAGTTTAACAGGAACCACAGCAGTAGATCCTAAATATAACTTTATGATTGAGAATGTAGTTTATAAGCTCTATGGGCGCAAAGGTTCGGAAGGAGTAACTTCTGAGACCGTGGATGGCTACTCAGTAACCTATCAAGACTGGGATAATTTATTCAAACCTTACATGGCTATTCTCAACAAGGATTTTGGATTAGATGGTTCCCAACGACAAAAAGGAAAGGTGATGTTCCTATGAAGACACCTCACCGTATTTCACTGTTTCGTGACGGAACCACACCCAAATATAATCCAGAAACGGATAGTTATGACGAAACTCCAGGAACAGAAACTATCGTACCTTGTCTAGTCAATTTCATTTCACAAGCAAAGGTCTTTGAAGAATATGGCAGTCGGTCTGAAAAGATTATGATTTGCCGATTCCAACAAGAGCAAGAACCATTCCAGTATGCTATCTATGATGGCGGTCGATATGAACTATTGGACGCAATTGATGCACCAATCAAGGGAGCTGTTCGGCTCAAGAAAGTAGGTGATTGATATGGCAGCTGGAATGAAGCTTGACTGGAAAGGTGTCGAGCAATTGACCATGACCATCAAGGGCGCTGGAACTAAGGTTCGAGAACAATCTGGAAAGGTTGTGAGGAATAATGCTGAAAAGCTAAAATCTAAAGCACAAGCTAAAGCTCCAGAAGATACAGGTTTTTTGAAAACTCAAATCAAAACAAGTTATCCTGGGGAACTTGAAGCACATATTGATGATGAAGCGGCATACGCTGGTTATCAAGAATATGGAACAAGATTTCAGCCTGGTAAACCTCACCTCCGCCCCGCCCTTCGAGAGATTGAACCAACCTTTAAGCAGGATATGACCGATGTGATGAAAGGAGCGTTTGAAGATTGACACCCAACCATGCTATTTTTCGTCTGGTGTTTGCTGAAGGTCTCAAGGTGACTGACCGAACCTTTGACTATCTGCCAGATGCAGGGACGCAGTACCCTTTCATTTACGTTGGTGAAAACTCCAACGCTAATGAAACAAACTTTGATCTATTCGGCAATGCCACTCAGACAATCCACATTTACGCTACACGAAGGCAAAGAGCAGAGCTTGATAATTTAACTAGCTTACTCTTAAATGCTCTGAGAGGTTCTTGTGGAGCTTATGACTACGCAATTAACTTTGTATCTTGTAATCAGCAGGATGCACCAGATAACACAGATGTCCAACCTCTCATTCACCGGGTGTTGGATATCTCATTTTCTTATAACAAAAAAGGAGATATTTAATGACTATTGAGGCAATGAACGGGAAAGACTTTCTTTCCTTTTTTCGTGCACTGAAAGACAGTGCAAAAGTAGATGCTGACCGCATCCGTTTCATGACTGAGATGACCCTCAACATGGAAAAAGAAACTGACACCAAAACGACAGTAGATGGTGTTGTTTCCTCTATCGCTGACGGTGAAAATAAACTTGAGTTCACCGCTTTGGCTTATCGTGACACCAATCCAGACATGATTGCCATGTGGAAACAAATGCGCCAATGGTATTTGGATGGTGAAACGGTCGAGGTTTGGAACGTTGACATCAAGTCAGGTAAGAAGAATGATGAAACTCATAAAACGGAATACTTGGCGGACTATTTCCGTGGGAAATTCACCAGCTTTGAACTATCATCTCCAGCAGACGGCAAGGTTGAATTGACCTACTCATATACCATTGACGGAAATGGTATTTTCGACCATAAGGACACCTTGACTGAAGAGCAGGAAGCAGCCGTCAAGGCAGCACAATACGCTTACCAAACTTTGGCTAAAGCAACATCAGTTTAAGATTTTCGGGCGGTTAATCCGCCCGATTTTTTGTAAGGAGTAAAGAGAATGATTTTAACAATTAACAGCAAAAACTATGAATTGACTTTCGGACTGGGTTTCTTGGCTGAGATGAACAAGCGTAAACCAGCAGAATTTGAAGGCATGAAAACAGGTTATGGAGCTATGGCTCTTTTCAATGTTGGTCAGTTCCTTGGTGATCCATTGGCATTCTACGATTTGATTAAAGCTGCAACTGCTGAGGCACCTCAAAAACCTAGCAACGAAGAATTGGAAGCGTATTTGACACAGCTGATTGTTGAAGGTCGAATCGAACAAGTTTTTACAAGCATTTTGACAGAAGTAAAAAAATCACCAATCCTGGCATACGCCATGAAGATTCAAGGAGACCAGGCTCCGCAAGCTCCAGCTCAGGCACCAGTTCAAACGCAGGCACTGATGACAGCCGTAGAACAGGCACCGTTTCCAGTGACACCGACAAATACCACTACACCTACGCAGACTGTATCTCAATTCTGATTGCCAGAGCAGGACTGACATATCAGCAAGCTTACAACACCACCTTGGAACAATTTCAGGTCTATCACAAGGCTTTTGAAATTAGAACGGTGGACAGGCTTTATTTGATGGCGAAAAATGCCTTTTACAATCAGGCAGCCAAAGCTACCAAAGGAAAGGGCAAGAATATCCGCTCAGCCTATGAGAGTTTTGAAGATTTCTTTGACTATGACGCCGAAATCCAAAATCTCTTCCAACCAAACAAGCGAAAACGCAAGGGTGACCGCATGGCTGAGCTTAACCGTTTGATGAACGAATACCTAGAGAAAGGAGGGGATAGTTAATGGCATTTGATGTAACAGCAGTCTTAAAGGCTAATGTTTCGAATTTTACAAGTGGAATCAAGGAGGCTCAATCTGTTTTCGAGAGTTTCCAAAGTAAATCAAACCGAACCTTTGAGAATGTCGCAAATGGATTCCAGACTGCAGGTCTGGCACTATCAGCTGGTTTAACCGCTCCAGCTCTTGCAGGTATTGGGGCGGTTGTAAAAGGCTATGCAAGTCTTGAGCAAAACCTAGGTGGTACAGAAGCCGTCTTCGGTCAGTTTGCCAAGAGTGTACAAAATGATGCCAAGAATGCTTATCAGACTATGGGACTTTCTGCCTCTGACTATATGGCTACGGCTAACAAAATGGGTTCACTCTTTCAAGGTTCAGGATTGGAGCAACAAAAAGCCCTGGATATGACTTCGAAAGCCATGAAACGTGCAGCAGACGTGGCATCCGTCATGGGTGTTGACATGAACATGGCTATGGAATCAGTAGCAGGCGCAGCAAAAGGAAACTTCACAATGATGGACAACCTCGGTGTTGCCATGAATGCTACTACCCTTGAAGCCTACGCCTTGGAAAAAGGTCTCAACTTCAAATGGGAAACGGCAAGCAACGCTGAAAAGGCTGAACTCGCTATGCAGATGTTCATGGACAGAACCAAGCAATATGATGGCAACTTCCTAAAGGAGTCTGAAAAGACCGTTTCAGGTTCACTAGATGCCATGAAGGGAGCTTTTTCAAACTTTGTGGCAGGTCTGGGCAATCCTGAAGCAGATGTAGCAGAGTTGATGACCAACCTAAAAACTACCATTGTCAATTTCTCAAAAAATGTCAAAGGAGTTATCAAAACAATCTGGGACAACCTCCCTCTTGCTCCATGGCAAAAATGGGTTGCCTTGATTGCAGTCGGTGCTGGTCCTGTCTTACTAGCATTGTCTGGAATCATGAAGGGTATTGGTACCTTAAAAGCAGCATTTCAAGGCATTGGGGCGGTATTAACTAATCCGTGGGGACTTGCCCTAGTCGCCCTAGTCGCCTTGGTGGCTGGTTTCGTCCATGCTTATAAAAATTCAGAGAAATTCCGCAATGTTGTCAATAGTGTTGTTAGTGCTGTAGTGGCAAAATTCAACGAATTGAAGGCGAAAGCACAGCCAGCACTTGATTTCATCAAGAACGCTCTTGGGAAATTCAATGTAGGGGCATTTGCTCCGCTCATTGGCGGTATTGGGTTGTTTATTGCCTCTCTCATGAAGTTGAAAGGCATCAAAATTCCTAATCCGTTCAGCAAATTCAAACCTACTTTCCCTAAAATCCCTAATCCGTTTACTGGTCTAGCCAATATGGCAAAAGCAACAAGTTCAGCGGTCAAAAATGCTTTTTCTGGACTAGGAAAAGTGATTGGATCAGCATTTAAGGGAATTGGAACAGCTATTTCAACGGTATTCCAAGGGATAGCCAGAGCTATTTCCATGCTAAATCCAGCTGGAGTTGCTTCATTTGCAATGGGACTTGCAGCAGTTACTGCCGCATTAGTTGCATTGAGTGCTATGCAGGGCATGGTCCTTCCATTCTTGCAGGGGTTGGCTGATATTTTTGTTCAATTGGTTGGTGGTACACTTCAAGCCTTTGCAAGTGCATTGGTGACTTTGGCACCAGTTATGACAACAATAGCCCAAGCATTGTCAATGCTTTCGCCGTTGGTCGTAGCCTTTGGTATAGCATTTTCAATGGCGGCAACGGCAGTAGGTGGAGCGATTGCTCAAATTGTGACAGCTTTAGCAGGTGGAGTTGCTCAGATAATCGCAGCAATCACACCGATAGTTGCAATTATCAGTTCAACTTTCCTTCAAGTAGTTACGGTAATTACTAATGCATTTGTTCAGATTGTTCAGGCTATTGCACCATTTATCCCGAATATCACACAGATGTTCACTACGATTGCAACAGTGGTGGCAAATGCCATTGTTCAAATTGTTCAGGCATTGGCGCCATTCATTCCAGCTGTGACCCAAATGGTTGTGGCATTGGCTCCGGTACTAAGCCAGATTGTCAGCGCCTTTAACAACCTTGTCAGTCAAATTAGTCCGATTATTGACAGTATCACAAACCTCTTTAAGACACTTGGTGAGCAAATCAGCTCTATCTTGGAAAGTGCAGGAAGTGTTGTTGAGTCATTTGGTTCAGCGATTCGCAATGTTCTTGACGGAGTCGCTGGTATCTTTGAAAGCATGGGGAACGCGGCTAAGAATGCCGGTATGGGCGTTAAGCTCATGGCTCAGGGCATTAAGATGTTGACAGAATTAGGTCTGATGGATCTAGTGGCAACATTGGCAGCCGTCGCAACAGGCTTGACAGCTATTGTAGCCTCTGGAATCGGTTCTGCTGGTCCTGGACTTCAAGCAGCAGGAATGGGCATGCAAATAATGGCAACATCAGCCCAGATGGCCAGTGTAGCTATTCAAATGTTACCAACTGCCCTTACAACCTTATCAGCTAGCCTTGGAACTCTACCAGCTATGATGACTATGGCTGGTACTGCTATGATAGCCTTTGCAACCAGTGCCCAATCCTCTGTAATGAGTTTGATGGCAATTGGGGCAACTATCACTCAATTTGCTTCCACGCTCATGACCATTGGACCATCTGCAACTGTAGCAAGTGCAGGGCTTGCAACCTTTAACAGTCAAGCCAATGCAGCAGGAAGTGCCATGCAAAGATTAGGTTCAGCGTCAACAACAGCATTAGCTCAAGTCACTGCTTTGGGGACCGGAATCACGTCTTCAATGGCTGGTGCAACAGCGGCAATCTCTAACACAGGTATGCAGATGTCAACTGCAATCAGATCCGCAGGGACCCAAATGGTGACCATTATCCAATCCACTATGAACCAGATGAAATCAGCTGTTTTGAATGGTATGACGGCTATTGTGTCCGCAGTACGCAATGGTGGAAGCCAAATGGTTTCAGCTTGGCAATCTGCCGGACAACAAATGGTGTCATCTACTCAAAATACTGTTAAGAACATGAACAGCTCTTTGAGAAATGTCGGTTCTGGTGTCAACCTGTACTCTAACGGTACGGCTCTGATGGCAGGTTTGAAGTCAGGGATTGATGCAGGATGGGCACAGATCACAGCTAGTGTATCGAGTATGGCTCAGTGGATTAAAGACCACAAGGGTCCAGTTTCCTATGATAAACGTCTCTTGGTTGATAACGGTTTAGCCATTATGTTTGGCTTGAATCGTGGTATCAGCTCAGGTTGGCAAGAAGTCAAAAGTAATGTATCAAGTATGGCTGGTCAATTGTCAGAATTGGTACAGACCGGGATAGATGGTTCGTTTGATTTGCCAAACATGGCAGCTAACTTGATGAACAGTGTGACAGTGTCACATAATCCTCAAAGTGTCCAGCACAGCATAGACAATGTAGCTGGTCAGCAACGTTTGATTAAGAAGTTTGATGAACTGATTGACGAAGTCCGCAGAAGTGGAAATACATACCTAGACGGAAAAGTTATCAGTCGAAAAGTTGACCGCAACCTTGGTCAAAATACACAGTTAAGGAGTAGAACTTCATGGGCAACTTAGAAATCAATGAATACATTCAATTCATGGGGTTTAACTCCAAGAATGAAAAGTTATATTTAATGGAACGCAATGCCCCAACTCCAGATGAAAAAGAAATTCTCAAGAACCTCCCATTTAAGCAGGGGGTTCTTGATTTTTCAGCTTTATTGGGGTCGCGAGTATTTGAAAATCGTGAAATTGAGTATGTTTTCATGTTGTTTAACACACCATATAATCAACGTAAAATTGTAGAACGAAACATTAAGCAGAAGCTTATGGTACATCCACGAAACAAACTCTATGACACGCATGATTCTGATTACTATTGGCTTGGTAAGTGCAAGTCTGTTGAAGTAGAAAATGGTGAGCAGTTCAATCAGCTTACTGTGACAATCGTATTTGATTGTTACCCCTACATGATCAGTCATACCAACTATTTTGATGATCTTTGGGATGTTTTTGATTTTGATGATGATGTCGCCAATTATACCAAGTACACTGTCAAAGGGTCACTGGATTTTCCATTGTTTAATGCTGGTTCTGTCTCTATTAAACCTAAAATCACAGCAGACAGCCGTTTTACTGTCAAGGTCAACGATGAAAAACCAATCATTTTTGAAGCAGGTAGTAAACAAGACTATTACTTATCTTTGCGACCTGGTGTCAATGATGTCCATGTTGAAGGGACTGGGACGATTCAATTTCATTATCAGAAAGAGGTCATGGGATGATTGAACTTGGTTATCGGATTATCTACTACAAAAACCATGCGGACAAAGTAGGCACCTTGCTTCATGAAACCCAATTGGACGGCGATAAAGTATCGGCTGGACGTTTGGAGCAGTCTTTGTCTGATATTGGTACATTTGAGTTTGAACTCATGTATGACCATCCACTATACAACCGGATTGAACCTATCACGGGTTTAATCAAAATCGTCAACAAATATGACAAAGAAGTTGAATTTTATGGCCGAGTCCTAAAACCAGATGCAGGCATGGATTCGACGGGTTTATTTGCAAAGACCTTTGTTTGTGAGTCTGTTTTGGGTTATCTTCAAGACTCTACCCAAACTTTTCAGCGTGTACATAATAATGGTGTCGAGGACTATTTGAGACGGATTGTTGATGTCCACAATGGGCAAGTAGAGCCACACAAACAATTCAAAATTGGCCGGGTGACCGTTCCAAATCAATCAGACGTGCCCTACCGATATATTGGTTATAACACCACTTTTGAAACTATCAAGACTTATCTTGTTGGTCGAATGGGCGGCTATATCCAACTACGCTTGGAAGAGGACGGTATGTACCTGGATTACCTAAAGGATGTTGGCCAAGACATGTCTAGCCCTATCCAACTTGGTACCAATATTGAAACAGCACGCAGGGAGCTTGATTTGAGCAACCTTATCACCCGCTTAGTGCCTTTAGGTGCTGACCTGGATAAAGATACTCGAGATGAAGAAACAGGCCAATATGTTGTCCGTGAACGTGTCACAATCAATAGTGCCAACGGTGGTAAGAGTTATATCGAAGATGCAGAATTGGTCAGACAGTTTGGAATTATACAAAGACCTATGGATTGGACAGAAATCAAGGATGTCAGAATCTTATTGGAACGTGGCAAGCAGTATATGGCTAATCAAAAAATTGCCATTTCTGCCTGGTCTGTGTCTGTCGTTGAATTGTATCTTATTGACCATTCATTCGAAAAGTTTAAGATAGGCAATACTCATCCAATTGATAACCCACCACTTTCTGGGGTGGAAAGACTTCAGATTATCAAGAAGGTTATTGATGTCACCCAGCCCGAATCAGTTGATTTGACAGTTGGAGCAGATAGTATGACATTATCTAAATTTCAATTACAGCAACAGGAGGCAACAAAGTCCATGGAAAAAGTAATGGCTGATCAACAAGCAGCAAATGCAAAACTGGAGGCTCAAGCAAATTACAACAATCAGATGTCACTTTTGCAGACTGAACTATCGCAGTATCAAGTCAACTCTGATAGTTTTGCCCAAGAAATCCAGATCTTGACAGATCAGATTGCTCAGTTAGATCTGGAAAGCGATGCAAACTTAATTGCTAGCTTGACAGTCCAGAAGCAAGTTGCTGAAGGTAAGAAGCAAAGCTTTGATAATAAGATTGCTGAAACTCAAGCAGCTATCGAAAAATTAAAAGAAACACAAGGAGGAAACGCGGATGGCATATGATTTTAAGAGCTTGACTAGACAAGCAGATGAAGCGAATAACCGCAAGAAGTTCTACACAGATTTTGATGATGTAGACCCAAATATCTTGCATCAAATTTCAGAATTGACAGAGTGGATTCGCACAAAAGGGAAAGGTTCGGATGTCCGCGAGGTTATTGCTCAGCTGTTTGAGCGGACTTGGTTGGAGGCTGTGCAATCTGGCAACGCCAACATGGAAGTGGCGCAGGCAAGAGGAGGCAGTCGTAATCTAAGTGATAGATTAAATAAAAGTGATTCAACCTTGAGCGATCTATTGAGAAAACTCTTGAGTCAAGCTGCGCAAATTGATAATTTGATAGCAAATGCTGGTGACGGGACAGTGCCGTCTGAGTTGATAGATGCTCGCACTCTGGCAGATGGAAAATCATATGCAACCACTGGTGAGGCTGTTCGCGCAATTGATAAAAAGGTAGGAGATATGCCCAAAACAATTAAAAATATTATTACTAGTGTACAAACTGGAACGTACTGGTCTAACAGAACAATTGGTCGTGATGGAACGCAGAAAGCTACTCACGCTGATTATACTTCTTATATTGCGCCTGTTGAGCCAGGTAGTATCATTAGCTCAAATATTGAGATGATTTCTCCATTCTCTCATTTTTTAGATGCAGATAAAAAAGCTATTAATACTTTAGAAGCGACCAAACAATCTGATTTCAGTTACCAAGTTCCAAGTAAAGCTCAATGGCTATATGTGACAATTAACAAAAGCTCGGCAAATTTGGTCATCGTTAACCATCCAGATCTGGCATCGGGTAGAAAATACGAGTCTTGTCTTCCTGGTACTATTTTAGGTTATGAAATTGACGGTGTCTTTTTAGAGAAAGATGTTTTTGCTACTTTATCTAATTCATCCAAACTCCCAAAAATCTTGAAAAACAACGTCTTGGAGGTTTTTGAAAAAACATACTGGTCTAACAGAACAATTGGTCGTGATGGAACGCAGAAAGCTACTCACGCTGATTATACTTCTTATGTTGTAAAAGTAACCCCCGGAACTAAAATCAGCTCAAATGTCAGCTTGAATTCACCTTTTACACATTTTTTGGACGGGGATAAAAGAAGTTTAGCTCTGCTGGACAATTTTGTCGAAGGTAGTCAATCTGGATACGTATACAGAGTTCCATCTGATGCTGAATGGCTTTACGTGACAAGGAATAGTCGGAAATTCGAGTTGGTTGCCATCGAAGGAGCGAGGGATTTGCGAAACATTTCCTACAACCAATGTCCCGCAGGGGCTTTTTATGGTTTTGAAGATAGTGGAGTAATCTATCCGTTCGTGGAAACAGCAAATGCCGCTTCGATTACAATTGAGGTTGGGGTCAATAAACAATATAAAACAATAGATTCAGCACTTGCTGCCGTCGTTTCCTCAGGACCTAACAGAGTACATAACCTTTTGCTCGAAGATGGAGTTTATGACTTTAAAATGCTAGGAAATGTTCTACCTGATTATGTCAATTTGATTGGCGTGTCTGGCAATCCTGAAAAGGTAATTATCCGGGGAGAGGTTCCAGTTGATGCAGATGATAATACAATTACCAACACATCTACTATCAACGTCTCCCAAAATAATAACTTTGAAAACTTAACTATAACAGCACGCAACTGTAGGTATACTGTGCACGATGAAAGCGGAGGGCATAACCGCAACTGGAAAAGATATGTGAAAAATTGTCGGATTATTCATTATGGAAACGAAACAGCTAGGGAATACCGTCGCGCAAATGGTTTGGATGTGTCAAAGATTTGGCAGGTAACTAGAGCGTGGGGGGAAGGAGCCTCGGAAGGTGCATATGCGCAATTTGATAATGTTTACTTTGAATCTCCTGTTCAGTGCTGGTATGTTCATGAGCCAAATGCAGCCGATTCTACAAAACCCTATCATCACGTTTTAAACAATTGTACTTTTGTTTCTACTCAGGTTGAGGGAAAAGGTTTTGGCGGCTTGGTAGTTATCGACAACACTCGTGATAGAGGTGGAGCTGTTAATCGTATTGATTTTAATAATTGTTCATTTGCGAATGGAACCTTTTCTGTTAACGGAGACATCCCTATTAACGTGACCGTTCATGGCGGGAATGAAGTTTTCATTTCAGCTAGCAACCCTATTAACTACCCTGAAACAGACTACACAATCAAGCGATATTATCATTCAAATCGACCTCTCACTGGTGGAGAAGTGTTGACATACAGCAGTGTAAATCATAATTTTGTCGAACTTGCGACTTCTGATACACCTCAGAGTGCGATTGTCGGCATACATATAGGCACATCTGGAAAAAAAGATGACAGCATTCGCGTTCTAATGCCGACATTGTTTGATTCAGGATTGACAGGAACGTTTGGCAGTCAATTGTATGTTGGTTCGGATGGGAAACTCACACTTACTCAAGGTTCTATACCAGTCGG